GTCCATTGTGCTTTTAACTTTCTAGTTTTAGCAACAATTGCTTCAGATTTCATTTTAACATCGATAGATGGGATTGCAAGAGTTGTGTTTGATTCTGCATTTGGATAACCTGCATCCGCAGCATCTTCAAAATCACCTCTGTGGTCATCTGTTGGTTGTTGGTTATACAAACAAAGACCTTGACCTGCTGCAGTTGGAATATCTGTAGATGCTACAGAACCCGTAAATACAAAGTAAATATTAGTACCATCAGTATGTGTATATTGAGGTAGTAATTTTGCAGCTGAAGTTGCAGATCCTGCAGAACCTGAAGATAGTACAAATGCTCTAACACCGTTATCATCTTGTCTTGTTAAAGCAGAATTTAAAATAGATACTTGTGTAAATTCACCTGCAGCTACTGAAGCAGATAAATCTGCATCATAATGTACATCTGCCCAAGAAGCAGTAGCTACAGTAGTAGTAACTGAAGCTGAGAATTGGTTAATTGAATATCCAAATCTTCCAGCACCATATAAACCATCAGATGGATTAGTTCCAGCACCTGGATTTGTATTACCATACATAGAAGCAGGGCTTGTATAAACATCTCCTGCACCACCGAAATTAAGGTCTTTAGCTTGACCATATTGGAAATCTAAGAAAAATACAAGACCTGAAGGTAAGTTCATTGGTTGAACCGAAACAAATTCTTTTGCTGCGATTTGTCCAAATACCTTTCTTACCATTGGTAAAGCTACACCTGCCCACTGAGCACCTTGCCCTGGAGTGAATGAAGCACCACCTTGGTTTGTTTGAGATTGCTCAACAACTAATTGTTTAGCTTGGTTTTCTAGGATTAAAGACATATTGTTCTTGTGAACTTCGCTGTCCATTCCTTCTAGAAGTCCTGTTCTTTCCCACTTTGACGCTAGTCTAGCTGCGTCACTCTGCATGTTTTTCCAACCTTTTGCAGAGCTTTCTAATAGAGAATTTAATTGACTCATTTTTTTTAATTTTTAATTGTTTTTATATTATTTTAAACCTGCCAATTTTTGGAACCTTTCCACCATAGGGTCAGCTGCAATAATTGGTTTTTTGTTTCTTTTAAAGTTTCCTGTTGCCTTTGAGGCAGAACCTAAAGATTCTCTAATTGGTGTTTTTTTCTTTTTTAATCCTTCGTTTAAAGTTTCAAATACCAATTTTGTTTCTTTTACTGTAGTTGCTTTATCAAATGCACCTAATACTTTAACTTTTTCATTTTCAGTTAAGCTTTTAGCTTTGAAAATTTTATTAGTGTATAACAATTTAGCGTTTAACAGGTTAACTTCATTTAGTTCGTTACTAAGAGTATTAACAGTAGAGTTAGATTTTTTAAGATCTTCCTTTAATTTTTCTACTTCTTTGTAAACTTCAGCTAATGAATCATCTTCATTAACTTCTACAGTTTCATCATCTACAATATCGATGTCGATTTCTTCATCATCATCAGAATCATCAGACATAACTTCTACGTCTTCTTCTTCTTCTTCAAACTCATCACCGGCTTCTAATTCACCTGATGAAACCATATCTGCAATAACATCTTCAATGAATGATTTAAGGTCTTCATCAGTCATGTCTTCAAGATCAAGATCTGTGGATTCTGCACCCATCATATCTTCTTCGCCTTCTTCTTTGCCTTCTTCGTATTCATACTTGTCTACGTCAGCACGTTCAGCTTCTGATTCTTCTGTGACTAATTCTTCCTCTTCTAATTCACTTTCGATTTCATTTAATAGTTCGTCTAGATTGATTTCTTCTTCGATGTCTTCGTTCTCCATCATTTTTCTGTCTACAGTATCCTTTTCAGGTTTGTATTCATCCTTTGCTGGTTCACGGTCATCATCAGAATACTCTTTCTTTTCATCTAATTCCATCTCTTCTAACTTTGCAGATAACATGGATTTAAGTTGAGGTGTGAAAGCTTCTTCTAGAGCTGCTTTTGCATTTGCGATAGCTGTTTCTTTAACGGCTTTAGCGTCAGCAATAGCTTCTTTGAGAATATCTCTTTTTGCCATTTTCCTAAATTTTTTATTTTGTTGGGAAAGTACGTTTATTGGGAAACGTAATAGAATTTATTTATTTGATGCTATATGTCCGAAG